CTTCAATCAAAGAGATACTGCTTTTATGTTTTAGTCCAACGATTTCTACCAGTTCCTGTTGTGTCATTCCGTACTTTTTGCGGAGATATGCAATATTAAGTGCATATACAGGTATAGGCGGTTTCATATCTGTCAGAACCAAATCATCTAGTGATACCTCGTAATACTTTGCCATTTCAACAATCATGCCGATTACCGGTGTGCGGCTACCACATTCCCACGAAGACAATGTCTTTTGTTCAACTCCAAAAAGTTTTGCCAACTCCTGCTGTGTCTTCCCTCTCTGCTCCCGAAGAAACTTTAAGTTTTCTGCTAAATACAAAATGTCACCTCCTGCCGGCTTGGAGCTACTGGTTGCTCCGAGCAAATATTGTATTGGTTTCCCGATTCGGATTTGGATTCGGATTGGATTGGATTACGGACACATTTGTTGTCACTTGCTGTCAAATGTCCGCAGAACGTAAATAAAAAATTATTAAGCTCTACTCTGCCAATAGCACCGCCAGACTGTCCTTGCTTCCGCTCTGTCCAATGATACTGCCGACCATTCAAGCCTATTTCTTACATATTCTTCTTAATCCAAAGTCTCATGCTTTGTGCAATTTCCTCTACCTCTTCTAAGTTTTTTACCACCTCATCAAGCTCCGGCTTTTCACTTTCATCAATCACACCATCTGCGGTGATGTCGAGAAGCATTTCTTTTGTTTTCCCTATCTTCCGAAAAACCGAAAGCATTCTGACTGTGATCCTGTCCAAATTCGCCAGTTCCGCTTTTGGCATTTCGCATCCGAGCGGACACATCATTCTGCAAAAATAATTTTCCAATTCCGGAGCATTGTATAAATCTGCCATCAGTCTTATTTCCTCCGGATAAGGAACTGCAATGCCACTCTCTATTCGATAAAGTCTCCCTCTGTCAATTGACATGTAATCTGCAGCTCCTTCTCTACTGCTCAACTGCTCATTGTGTGTTGCCGCTTCGCAACGGGCTTTGTAAAAGATGTTGGAGCTTGTCTTAGCTGTCACATTTGCCATTTTGATTTTCACCTCCACGATTTATAATGAAATTAAAGTCAATTATTTATGGACTTTAATGGCAAAAAAATTCAGTCGTCTTATTGCAAGCGTTGGAGATACTTACAGCCATCTCAAAACTTAATTTAATATTTCCACGCTCCAGTTCGGATACCCACTGTTTAGATTTCCCAATTCTCTTTCCGAGCTCGGTCTGTGTTAATTTGGCATCCCTACGAGCATCTTTTACTCTTTCTGCAATATTGATTGTGCTGGTATCCAATTTTGTATCCTCCTTTCAGTCCATTTTCTATGGACATTTACATAATAGTCCATTGATATTGGATTGTCAATAGGTTTTGTCAATATTTTTTGGACTTATCTGTTTTGCCATTGAAAGTCCAATGATTTTGGACTAAAATATAAACACGCAAGGAGGTTGGCTATATGGCTGTAAACGGCAACATAATTAAGCAGCTCAGAAAAGAAGCTGGACTTACTCAGGGCGAATTAGGAAAGAAGCTTGGTGTTGTAAAACAAACTATCAGTAGTTGGGAAAATAATGTTTCTGAACCAAATAGTGAGACATTATCTGAACTTTCCAAATTGTTCGGAGTGTCAGTCGCACAATTGTATGACCATGGAGTTCCAAATATTGATTACGCAAACTTCAAAATGGATACTCCAGAGTTTGTTCTTGATTTCAAAATGAGAATTCGAGATTTAATGGAAGAGCAAAAAATGTCGGAGGATGAATTT